TCCCAACCGAACTTTGGTATGAGCCGCATTGGTCGATTAAACCCCATTGGCCGGAGGACGGAAGCGCGTTCATCGACTATTACGAGCGCCGGGTAAATGGCCAGATTCAAAAGATCCCGGTCGATAACGTGGTTCATTTCAAGCTGGGCATCAATCCCGCGAATACGCGCTTCGGTATGGCTCCGCTGAAGGTGGCGCTGCTGGAGGTCTTCACGGATCAGGAAGCGGCAGCGTACACGGCGGCATTGCTCAAGAACATGGCGATACCGGGCGTGGTTGTCGCGCCGAATACTCCGCTTGGTCTATCGCCAGAGAAGGCGGAGCAGATCAAGCAGAAATTTATGCAGAAGTTCGGCGGCGATAATCGAGGCGAGCCGCTGATTCTGGATTACGAAGCGACCGTGACGACGCTCGGCTTCTCGCCCTCCGATATGGACCTATCGTCTGTCCGGCGCATTGGCGAGGAGCGCATTTCGGGATGCTTTGGGCTTCCCGCCATTGTTGCCGGACTTGGCGCGGGTCTCGATGCTTCGACGTATAACAACCTCAAAGAGCTGAAGAAGAGCGCCTTCGAAGATTGCCTGAGCCCTGCTTGGTGCGACATCGCCGAGACGATCACTCATCAACTGCTCCCCGATTTTACGAATGATGATGTGATGGCGGACTTCGACAAGTCGAAGATTGCCGCCCTCAAGGAAGATGAAGACAAGCGCAATGCCCGGATTATGGATCGCTTGCGGGGCGGGGCGATTACCGTCTTCCAGGCGCAGACAGAGTTCGGCTATCTGCCCGATCCGCAAGCGCAATACTATTTGCTTCCCACAAATGCGCGCCCGGTAACGTCCGCCGTGGCGCTCCAGCGCGCGCAGCAGGAGATTACAGATCCGCAGCCTCAGCCGAATCCCGTTGGCGAAGGACCACAACCGGGCGGTAAAGAGTTGCCGCCCGGCTGTCCCCCGATCGAGATTCTGTTGAGGGCTGCGCCAGCGCTGCTCGAAGCGCCCACCATAGATGATGAGTCTAAAAAAAAAGACTCCGAAAAGGCTTACAACTGGAACGGCATGATAGTGGGGCGGGAGCCGACCCCGCTTGAAGAGGTCATTGATATCAAGGCGATTGATCAGGAGATGGTGAGCGGCGCCGCAACGGTCAGCTCAGCATTGATGGCACTCCGCGATAAGTATATCGAGCAAGCGGTTAATGAGCTTGAGGCTCTCAACCCTGAGCAATATCACGAGCTTGTAATTGCGGTCAGCGAGGATGACCAGTCGAAGATTGAAGACCTGCTCGGCGGAATCTTCCTCGCGGGCGCGAATCTGATCGTTGCGGAACTGGTCAGGCAGGGGGCGCAGATTACCTCCGCGCTCACAACTGAGGTTGATGCCGACCTAATAGATTCAATATCCGCCCTGATCGTCTCGCGGCTGGCTAATGACGTGCAGGCGCGCGTCATCGCGGCGGCACAGGAAGGGGAGTTGCTGGATGTCGGGAACCTGCCCGCATATGCCCAGGCGCAGATGGATGAAGGATCGACCGGATATGTTGACCGGGCGGCGCGCGAGGCGACGAATACGAGCCTTGCCGCTGGCCGTGATGCTGAGATCCAGGCGAGGCCGGATGACATTCATATGCTGGTCTATAGCGCGGTACTCGATGCGAATACATGCCGACCTTGCGGCGAGGTCGATGGAATGACGGGAACGCTTGACGATATCCCGCCGGTTCCGAATCCCCAATGCCCAGGCGGCGCGGAATGCCGATGCGTACACATTGCAGTTAGCCCACTCTCAAGGGTGGAACTTTAAAGGAATGCCCCAGGATGACAGCAGCGGAAAGACAAAAGTTAATCGACGAATGGGAAGAGAAGACCAACGGCTTCCTCAAGGACGCGCATGGCGTGATTCACGTCGGCGCAAATACCGGGCAGGAGCGCGACATATACGAAAAGTTCGGCATCCTGGTGATCTGGATCGAGCCGTTAAACGGGATCTTTGAAGCGCTGACTAAAAACATCGCTCCGTATCAGAGGCAGATCGCATATCAAGCGTTGATCACACACGTTGACGGGGAGGTCTATAGCTTCGGCGTGTCGAACAATGAGGCGCAATCGTCTTCCATCTTCCCGTTCGCCGATCATAAGCAGATATGGCCGGATGTGGATTACATCGGATTTACAGAGCAGACATCGACCACGCTCAAGACATTGATCGAGGAAGAGCAAATCCCGATGAGCGTCTTTGATGCCCTGGTTATGGATGTTCAGGGCGCGGAACTCCTGGTATTGAAGGGCGCGGGCGAACATCTACAACGGTTCAAATGGATTCGCGCCGAATGCGCGGACTTCGAGTTATATCAAGGCTGTTGTCAGTTGAAAGACCTCGATGAGTATTTGATTCCGCGCGGCTTCGAGCGTGTCGAATTGTGGACGGGTCGAAGGAAAGAAGGCGTCGGCGCTTGCTACGAGGCGCTATATCGGAGGGCTTCATGATTGGTTCTTCCTGGATGAGTGGGCGGCTGTTTATGTTCATAGCTCGATATCCAGGTATAGCCCAACTGGTCGAGCGCTTGCCGATGTTCCGCATAGGCTCGGCGGTCTTCAATCGGCAAATCGTCCCAATGCCAGCCGCGCGCGCCGATTTGCTTGATAGCCTCCAGATGGGGGCGGCATTGATCGAGGGCCTTCTTGATGGCGCGAAATCTCCGCATCTCAAGAAGGGTGCGGCGGTAAGACTCTAAGCCGGTAGGATCAGGGCTATAGCCTTTAGAGGCTATCCGATCCAGGCGGCGATGATAGCGAATAACATCGGTGATGGTAGTTGGGGCTAAATTCATAGATTAAGTATATCACTGGATGAGGGGCAGGAACGTGAAATGAAAAAGATTGGCGATGAGATCAGGCGCATGACGGTCCCCTTCGAGGTCAAATCGGTCAAGGCTGACGACAGCGGGCAGTACGCAGGTGAGTTTATGGGCTATGCCGCAGGCATTCATAACATTGACCGCGTGGGGGACATGATCCTGCCCGGCGCATTCGTCGAAGACCTCCCCCGCTTCCTCAATGAAGGCGTGGTCTGCTGGCAACATGACTGGATGACGCCGATCGGCGTACCGATGGAAGCCAGGGAAGACGATTACGGCCTGATGACTCGCTCCCGCGTCTCGAAGACGACCCAGGGGCAAGACGCAATGACTCTGATTCGTGACGGCGTGGTCAAAAAGCTTTCTATTGGGTATCGCGTCAACAGCTATGAATGGGTAGACCGCATGGGGCTGATGGCTTATCTGGCCTCCACGCGGTTATCAGATGAGAAGAAGACCGACATTATGCGCCAGTTTGATGAGCTTGATTATGGCGAGTGCTTTCTTCTCAAGAAAATCAAGCTCTATGAGTACTCGCCGGTAACAGTACCGGCAAATCCGAACGCAACTATAACCGATGCTAAAGGACTGCTGGCCGGTCTTAGCTTCGGCGATCAACTCCTAACGGCGCTGGCTGCCGCTAAAGAGGTCGCAACGCGCGCGGGGCAAATCAAGGCTCTGCGCGAGAAGGAAGGGCGCTCGCTGAGTGAAGAGAGGCGCGAAGGGCTGCGTGAGCTGGCTTACGAGTTCCTGAACGTGTCCGACGCTATACGCGAAGTGCTCACCAGTGAAAAGAAGGCTGAAGCCATGGCGGAAATCGAAGCCCCGCCCGCCGAGGATATGAAGCGCCTCTTCGCTGAATTTCAACAGATAGAAGCGCGGCATTTAGGCTGCGCCGTTTAGGAGATCAGCATGACCAAATTGCAAGAATTGATTCTGCGCCGGACACGGTTGGCCGAGCAGCAGAAAGAGGCATTCGGGAAGTACGAGGACGTTTCCCAAATGCCCGTGGATGATCAGAAGCTTTGCGCCGCGCGCAATACTCAACTCAAAGAGCTAGATGTCGAGATCGAACACTTGACGCAACTCGAAGAGATGAAGACAGCCGCGACGCAGCCTTACAAACATCATAATGAGCAAAATGACCGCCAGCAGCGCGAAGCCGACAACAAGGCCCATAGCCGCGACCGCGAGGTAAGCCGGGTTAAATCTCTCCCTCGATTCGGGAAGGTCCAGAACTTCAAAGGTGAGGATGCGGCGCTGAAGGCGTATCAATTCGGCATGTGGTTCGCGGGTACGGTTCTGCACGAGAAACAGCCGACCGTATTCACGGAGAAAGCCCGCCATTACTGTATGGACTGGGGCTTGAGCGTGAAGGCGCAGAGCGAGGGAACGAACACGGCGGGCGGCTATCTGGTTCCGCCTGAGTTCGCAAACGATATTATTGATCTGCGCGAAGAATACGGCGTATTCCGCCGCAATACTCGTGTTGTCCCGATGGCGCGCGAGACAAAGAGCGTCCCCCGTCGGGTCTCTGGCCTGACCGTCTATTACCCCGGTGAAGGTGTGGCGATCACCGAAAGCTCGAAGGTGTGGGATATGGTGAGCTTGACGGCGCGCAAATACGCCTGCTTGGCCATCTATTCCAGTGAGCTTTTCGAGGATGCGATTATCTCAATCGGGGATGATCTGGCTAGTGAAGTCGCCTATGCCTTCGCGCTCGCGGAGGATACTAACGGATTCAACGGCGATGGAACCTCAACCTATGCCGGAACGGTCGGCGTGAGGCAGCGGCTAATTGATGTCTTCACGGCATCAGGCGGAACCGGGCTTATCCTTGTGGCTGACGTTGCATCGACCGGGCGCTGGGATGAGATCCTATTGACCGACTTCGAGAAGATGTTAGGCGCTCTTCCAATCTATGCCCGCAGAAATGCCCGATGGTTCTGCTCCGCCACCTTCTTCCATACCGTCATGCACAAGCTACAGCTAGCCGCAGGCGGTAATACCACAATGGATATCGCTAACGGCGGGCAGTATCGATTCCTGGGCATGCCGGTCGAAGAATCACAGGTGTTCCCGGTCTCGGCTGCCGCGTCGCATGTTCCGGTCGTTCTC